TCTTGACGTGGTTTGTTGTCATCATACTTACCATATTTGATGTTGAGGTTATATGGTGGAGATGTGACGATAGCATCTACACTACCGTCCTCCAGTTGTTTCATACCATCTAAACAATCAAGAAAATAATGCATTACGTCCAAAGTAAAAGTTACGCCACTTATTATTATAACCGATACTACATGATTTGTGGCGATCATGCAGTTCAATACCATCCACGAATGTCACATAAACATTAGGAAACTCGGTAGCATCAGCGAGAAGATAGATCAGTTTATTCTCTTCACAAATTTGACGAGATTTTACAGGATCAATAGTGCGACCCTTACCAACCATGTTAGAGGGACAAAACTTAGAACCACCAGAAAGAGTAAACATTTTCTTCTCTATATTATTCTCCTCATCAATAATTTTACCAATAAAGTCAATAAACTTTTTGTCAACGTAAGTTAATTCAGGGAACCACTGTTCATGAACATATGTGGTAATAATAGGAGAAGATGTGCGACCATCTTCACAGATCTTCTCACTGAGATTTTTAACTATACCTTTGGGGCAATCAGGGTGAAACAAGTTTTCAATTTTGAAGTGATAAACCTTGTTCAGTTCGATCATGAGTGTTTGTGTCTATGCTGTAATTGTACACGAAAAAGCAGGCAGCGTCAACCACCTGCAACCAGTTCATCAAGTGTCACTAAAGATAGGGATGATGTCAGTTTTTACGTGTTCGGTTTTGTTTATGTGCTGTTCCCATTGAGCGGCGTCTTCCAAATTGTAGAAGATCGCTTCTTGGCGACTCTGACTCTTCTTTTTCTTTGACTTCATCCAAACGACAGCGTATTTCATTCCAATTAGAGGGATAAACGATAAAATTGACATAGTGACGACCCCACCGTGAGTGTGCTTCCTCAGGTAGAGGTTGATCGATGAAGCAAATACTAATATAGTATTCGCTTATAAAAGAGATATAACCTGTAATGCCACGATATTCTACAGGTTGTAGCAATTCAAATTGCATTAGTATCGTGATGGAATGTTTATTTCTCGTGAAACTTCAACTTGATCAATGTCATCAAGACCAACAGTAGGTCTGTGACCTAATACTAATTCAAGAGCACCTACTGCTCTTTCTTTACTTGTTGTGTGATAAGAGATAATATCTTGGAGACAATCTTTTAGATCATGGTAGAACTCTAAGATAGTTACTTTATCATCTTGTATGTAATCGTCCACAGCATCTTGAAGACGACACTTACGCTGTTCTTCGTAAGTCTTATCAAGTCCAAGGTTTGGTCTAGTTTTGAAAGAATTCATAGTTACGACGTTCATCAAGATAGTTTAATACATCATTGCGCCACTCCATTAATTCATGGTAGCATTCTTGATTATGAGCACATTTACGCAGCTCATGATCAGGTTTTAGAACACTCTCATAGAACAAACCGAGAGCATCACGACGTTTTTCGTGTTTCGTGGTGCTGTTTTCATCCATACGATTTAGGTATTGACTTGGATATTCTAATGCATCTAATTTGAAATGCTGCATTTTTTTACAATTTCTTTACAATTCAATGCCAACCATCGTTTTCAGGCACACAATCGTCTTCATCTACTTGATTAACCGATTCAATGTCACATACTGGCACTTCATGTTCACCTCCAATAATGTACCAGTGCATAAACTGTCCATGATACTCTGGATGTGCGGCATACTCTGTAGTATACTCACGTTCACCACAATATACCAGCTCAGATTCATGAATATCATTCTCACGAAGCATTGCCTGCAATTGCATATGTGTTAGATCACATGGTCTTGGAACTTTCATAGTGAATTTCGACTGACCAGATCATATCATGACACTATGAAGGTGTCAACCTCCAGATGGTGGTTCTGTTGGTTGACTATTAATGTATGGAATAGTACCAGTAGGAGTAATCACGTATGCTTTGATGTGATGATCATCATCAGGTAAGTTCTGTGGTTGTGGAAACCAATCAAAACAATTATCTACAGCGACCTGCTGACTATTGAAGAAGTAAACTACATCTTTTGCTTCAAATACAGCATCAATCTCTGCCTCTGGAATAATATAATTGCAAAGTTCAACATCATCTGGATCTTGATCCACATAATATGCTTTTACAATTGCTTTCTTATCATCAGATAGGGCATGATATGCATGATTATCGATAACTACTGCATATTTGTTCTCATTCTTAGCGATACGAGCACACACATCGTAGATACTGTGTGGATTGAGTGAAATTAATGCCATTATTATTCTCCTGCTGCAATTTGTTCAAGGATGCTATCCAAGTTGGTCTCTGTATTACTGTCGAAGATTCTACTTACAGGTAGAGCATCAATATTATCAACAGCAATGGAGATAGACAGATATGTAAGGATTCTATCAGTGTACTTCTTCAATACTGCTTGATTAAGATAGAAATAGTGATGCTTAGTATCTGCTAGATATTCTTCTGTATCACCATCAGCAACTCTTGCTGCATATTTTGATGGAGTAATAGGAAATTTAACTTCAACTGCAGGAACACCTTTCTGTTCAGTAGGGATATCTCTCAGTTTCTGTCTATATGTAACCCACTGAGCTTTAACCTCATCAGATAGTGGAGAATCTGGTGCTTGTGTCCAATCACAATCCATAAGTAGGAACTTTCTCATCATTTTGAGTTTGTTCCAATTGACCATATTATCTTTTGCATAGATGCTCTTTAATTTGGCATCTAAATCATAATCTTCAATATCTCTATAGTTGATGAACTTATCATGCAGAGTATTGTAAAGACCTTTGATCTCTACAGCAGTAAATTGTGATGTATCAAACTCATATGATACCCACTTGTATGCTTTGGTTTTATGATTTCTCTGATACTTATTCTTCAGCATCTTAGAGGTTTCATCTTTATAGAAGATAAAACTTTCTAATTTATCTCTATCTGAATCCCATAGAGGATACAGTACAGGAGAGATCTCCTTTGTCCAGTAGTCATCGCTGATACTCTTTGTTAGTCCATCGCACTGTATTTGCCTAGTAGTGGCATTTACAAACAATGCGACGGTTTGTGTATTGGCAAATTCTGTCATTGTACTTTATGGGCCCATCCTGTCAAAATGTATTTATCTTCAGTAAATACTGTATTTCCTTTATGTACGTGAGTTAACCCTGCTGGCCAGATAACTACCATGCCACCTTCTGGTTTAATTCTACGTCTTTGATATAAAAATTCTGTCTCTGCCTCACCCTCTGGCATAGTATTAAGATACATTGTCCATACTAATTCACGACTAGCAGCAGTGAATGATGCATTTTCATAATGCCACTCATGATATCCACCACCAGGAGGTGTTTTCTGTGCCTTCACAGCATATGACATCAGTTTAACACTAAGCAACTGATTATACTCTAAGCAATAACTTTTCAAGCAACACTTCAAATAGTCATTGATAGTGTTAGATAAATGAACATCAAAATGGTTTAAAACACATGCATAGTCATGTCTTCCCATTCTGCCATTGGCAAACTGATCTTTACCAGTTTCACCATCATTAATTAGAGCAGATGATGTCTGAATCTCATCAACTTTTTCAATCAATTCTTTGCATAATTGCTTTGGAATGAAATTCTTCCAAATACCAATAAAGTCATCAAACTCACCCACCATCTGATCTGGTGGAAATATGAAATTTTCATTGTTCATAATTTAGTATGCTTTGATCAAATATTTTACTCTGTGATATTTAGTGATTAGTGGAATATTGTTTTCTGGAACAACTAATGCAGTGGTTGAGATTGGAGTAGAAGAACTCATTAAGAAGTTTCCATCTTCAGCTGCTAATCCTGCCTGAACAACACCAATATCATAATCTAGAAAATCAACATCACTGATAGTATTACCATCAGATGGAACAAAAGTTTTTGTTGTTACTTCATCATAGAAGAATGTCATCATGGAAATACCATAGTTATCTTCTGATGCTACTGCATTATCATCTTGTCCTGCATTTCTTGTTTGTCTTATAATTAGATCAACACTACTAGCATTTCTAACAGCAGTTCCCTCAGCAAGAATGACTTCTTTTTCAACCCAACCTGTACCTAGATCACCTGCTGTAATAATAGTATCTAATACATTAGTTGTGTTTGATCCTGCAGGTTTCCAATAAGCAATAAGATCTTCTTCTGGAACTGCACCACCATTAAGATTGGTTCCTTTAATACATGTAAACCTAATCTTATTGACATTTTGTAAATCAAATGATCCCATAATATATTGTCTTGTACCTGCTCCATTAAATGCAATATACTTAGTTGCTAATCCTCCATATGTTGGAGCACCAGTACCTGCAGGCATAGCAAATTTATTGGATGAATTAGTTCCTAAACCAGGATTTTGTGGTGTTACTTCATTAGATGTAGTATCACCATCTGCAGTAGATTCTAACCAAATATTTGCTGTGTAGAATGCTCCACCAGGGAATCCATTAGGATTACAATTATAGAATCTACCAGCAGCATTAGTGGTATCACCAATAACAGTACCACCACCCTCTGATCCACGATAAGTTACAATGACACTACCATTTACGCCATTTGTGCCATCACCACCGCCACCACCTAAACTTTGTAGACCAGCAGTAATACCAACATTTTGATCGACCAAACTACAAACAATAGTTGCACCTTGACCACCGCCACCACCAGGTGAACCATATACTAAAATTGTTCTATCAACTTTAATTTTAACATATCCATCACCACCACCTGAACCAGGAGCACCACCATTTCCTGCAGTGCTCCATGATGCATTAGCATAGGTTGTTCTGACGCAAGAATCTCCTCTCATACCACCAGTACCACCACCGTTACCATTATGTCCGACACCTGCCTGACCACCAACACCACCAGAAGCAGAACCTGCAGGACCAGCAGCACCGCCGCCGCCACCGCCACCGCCAGCGGTACAACCTCCACTAGTACCATCAGAACCATTAACAAAGTCCATTGCACTGCTTACAACATGTAAGTTTGTTGTTGCAGCTCTATGATTTCCGCCACCATAACATCCATCAGTAGTACCACCACCGTTGAAACCACCACCTGATCCACCACCTGAACCTCCACCACCAGCACCTAAGAATGCAGTACCTTGGTTGAAGAAAACACCAGTAGCACCACCAGCAGATCCAGCAGTTGCACCGTTACCCCATGCACCTGTACCACCATTACCACCAGAAGCAGCACCTTGACCACCGCCAAGTTGACCAGATTCATCACCACTACCACTGACATTAGCGTCAACATTATTAAATCCTGCTCTACCAGCTCTACCAATAGTAAAACCTAAACTAGATGGATTTTGTGTCATAGTAGCGGTAACTAATGCACCAGCACCACCAGATCCACCATTTGCACTATTATTACAATTAGAGTTACCATTACCATTACCACCACCACCGCCACCACCTGCAGCTTGTACAGTAACAGTTCTAGAAATTTCTCCTGTAGCTTGAGCGGGGGCGGTCCAACTTCCACTATTAGTATATGTGGTATAACTTCCAGTAACGGTGCTTGTAGATGATTCAGATTTACCATCTCCACCAGCACCACTGAAACCACTGAAACCACCACCAGAGACAGTAGAACTATCAGTTCCAGTACCACCACCATTTTGACCAGGTGATCCATTTGTAGCACTGTATGTAAAATCGGGATCATCAATTAATACTTGAGGTATTAAGAATGTTCCACCATTACCACCAGCACCACCACTACTACCTTTTGTTGCACCATCTCCGCCATATGCATAGATGGTTTGATTAGTTCCTTTCCAATTAAATGTGGCATATGCATAACCAGCATCACCACCATCACTAGAAGTGTCAGCACCACCTCCACCAGGAGCAACTAAAGAAATATCAATTTGAGCGAAATTTTCTCCTCCTTGAAGCACATATGGAGACGTATTAATTGTTCCAGGACTACTAATCTCATTATTAATAAATGTTGTTCCTGTTCCAGGATCTTCAAATGTATCTAATTTACCAGCAATCGTGGTAGCACCATCAACAACATATGCTCTTGGTTCTGGTTCTGATGTTTCTTCTGTAAAAGATCCGACAGCAAGTTTAACTGTCATTAATCCTAATGCTGGACTAGAAGATGGAGGAGTAGTAGGAGTATAAGTTACAACAGTAGCACTAAGTTGATCTGGAAGAACTTCAAATGCACCATTGTATTCAGATTGATTTGCTCCCTGAACTTCGATTGTGCTACCAGAATCAAAACCATGCGGAGATGTTGTGGTAAGAATTACATAACCCAACGCTGCATCATAAGTAGCACTAGTAACTGAAATTGTTGGTGATCCTGTGACAGGATAAGTTCCATTAGGATCAGGTGGAATTGAAGGAATACCACCACGTAATCCAATTGCTTGAATACCAAACATATCTAATGCATTAGCATCACCTTCATTACCTGGTTCCAATTCATTATTTCCCTCTTCTGTAGTATTACTACAATTTTGAGAGATAGTAACAGTTTGACCTGCTGTCTGTAAACCTGATGGGATAGTTACAAAACTCTGTGTCCAGTAAGCATATACAGCATCATACTGTTCAAATCCACCCTCGGTAATATTATTTTGTGTTCTAAAATCTTTACCTGATGGAATAATTTCTTCACTTGTTCCATCAGAGAAAGATACTACTAATCCTTCATTTTCATTATTAGGACGCTCTCCTCCATTACTATCATTACCACAAATACCAAAGATATAAAACTGATTATATCCAGTGAAATCTAGTGTGTAACTAGCAGATCTACTAGTTTGCAATGAAGATCCAAATGAACCTGAATTATTAAATCCAAATGCTAGATACTTATCACCTTTATCTGTAACAGCTGGTGCTGCAAAACCACCAATTTCACCAGATCCAGTGCCATAAAATTCAAGAGAGACACCAGAAAGAGATGCTGTTCCTGCTATAATAGGATCATTAACATCATAATTGATATCAGCAGGAACATTAGGATCTTCACCACCAATTCCTTTCACATTACCATAAGTTGCCATTCTAGGATTGTTTAATGGATCTTTTGATAATCCATGAGAGTGACCTAGTGCTAATCCACCAGAACCATCTGGTTCAAATGGTAAGATATTAGACCTAGATTTAGAATACATTACAGCATACTGATCAGATGGTGAGGATCCAAATTCTGCCTCAGATCCTTCATCTGGTTCAGAAGATAAAATATAATGAAAGTGTTCTACTGGTCTAGAGAAAATAAAGTCATCTACAGGTCCAATTCTAAATTCTACAGAACCTGTCATGAATGTAAGAATATCAGCACTAATATTACTGTATCCAGTGGTTCTAACATCACCTACAGTAAAGAATACTCCACCATCAAGAAGATCAGTATTAGAAATATACCATCTACCACCAGTTTGTCCAA